AATCTTGGTGCATTACCGGAACCGGTTGAAACCCACAAATTTTTTTGAAGAGGCATAAAAATATTCTTTAACATAATCAGCGTTATGCTGCACCCGCATCATTGTTGAAGCAAGTACGCCCTCTCTCGCCCTGAATACTTCCCCCGCATTCGAGCCGTCCCAAAGAACGATTGTTTCACCAGCTTCTACGCAGACAGCATTCGGACTTGGTCTAACATGCTCTACAGTTGCCTTTCCTCGAAGATAATCCGGCGTTAAATAGGGTCTTACGTCAGAGCCGCTATGGGGCATCTGTGCTGGCGGTTTCCCCTTTTCAAAAGTAGCTATATCACACAGTGGTTGTGTTGAAGTATTAGCTTTCATTTCAAGTATCCCACCCCTTTTAGAAATCCATTCAACTGCCCCATCGTCTCTTGCCGCTGCTGCTCGATGTCCCGACTGCTGACGGCGTATTTATTCCAGAGATTCTCTACGCCCTGAACCAATCCGCGTTTTTCGGCGTTCAGGTAGCGTTCCAGTTCGGCGCTGGCGATGTCATAGAGCTTTTTCAAGATCAGCCGCTTGGCCTGCTCATCGGTCAGTGGCCCGCCGATCTCGGCCAGCAGGGTATCGGTTTGCCCAATCCGCGCCTCCAGAACGGCCTTGTCCTTTTGCAGGGCGGCAATCTTTTTGCCCTCCTCTTTGTTCCGCGGGTTCAGTGGAGCGATTTGGCTCTCGACCTGCCGGATCAATTCACGGCTTTCCGCGGTAAAGCCCTCTGCCCCCAGCCGTTTTAGCTCGATCTTCAGCTCCAGCTCGGCGGCCTTTTCTTTCAGTGCGGCCTTGGCGTCCTTGATCTGGGTCTCTATCTTTTTAATGGCCGCATCCTGCTTTTTCAGCTCGTCCAGTTCCCGCTGGGCTGTTTTTCCGGTGTTGCCCTTGAGGTCGTCAATCAGGTCTTTCAGTGCCTTTTTGATGACGGCTGCGGTTACTTTTTCCTCTTCGTCCGGCTCGTAGGCGATGGCCTCCTGAGCGGCCTCGACCGCCTCGGCCAGTTCGCTTTGAAGCTGGCCGATCTGACCCTCCAGTTCCTCGATGGCGGCGGCCTCTGTTTGGAAAAATTCGGCGATCAGGTAATCATCGGGAATGAGCGTATGATGCCAGCCGGTGGAGATGATGGTTTTGAGGTCATAGCGGATCTGCTGCCACCAGTTGACAAACACCCCGGCGCTCTTGAATTCGTCCAGTACACCCAGCGGCACCAGTTTATCCTTGAGCGTAATCAACAGTTCCTGCCGCACATCCGGCATCTTACGGCCGCTGCCGTTTCCGGTTTTGGATCGCTCAAGCTGGGCAAAATCATGCTGGGCCACATCCCACCACTGCTCCAGCACCTCCCGATGGATTGCCAGCGTCTGTTGTACGGCCGCATCGGCCTCGATGAGGGTTTTGATGGATGATTTATCTTTAATCGCCGCCTTGAATCGCAGGTAGCCCCGCCGCAGCGGCACAAAGACCGTCTCTCTGGCAAGCCCAAACCGGCCAAAGTCCGCCTCTCGTGCGGCCGCTTCACTCTCCGGAATGCCGCCGAGCAGATGCGCCTGCACATCCTCCGGCTCCGGGTCCGGTGTATTGTCCACATAGCGGCGGATGTTCAAGTTGTAATCGTGCTTTTCGACGATCTCCGATTTATCCACCAGCCGGCTGTATTTGGGAATCTCGCGTTTGTGGGTGAAGACAAAATCGACCTTCTCAATGTCCTCCGGACGGAGCTTGTTTTGGTTCTTGCCTTCGGCAAACTCCCGGTCGGCGTTGATAAACAGAATCTTGTCGCGCAGGGCGTCGGGCTTGTTTTTGTTGCAGACCAATACGCACGCCGGAATGCCCGTGCCGTAAAACAGCCCCTGCGGCAGGCTGATGATGGCTTCAAGGACATCATCATTGATGAACAGTTCCCGGATGAGCTTTTCCTTGCCGCCGCGAAAGAGTACGCCGTGGGGCATGATGGTGGCCATGTGGCCGTCGGTTTTGAGACTGGCCAGCATGTGCTGGACAAACATCAGGTCGGCCTTCTTACCGCTCTCAGGGCACCACTCCCGAAAGCGGTGGGTGAACTTGACGCTGGCGCGGGTGTAATTTTGCGAAAAAGGCGGATTGGCCAGCACCCGGTCAAACTTGCGAATCTGGCCGTTTTCAAGAATCTGCGGATCCTCCAGCGTATCGCCGTTTTCGATAGTAAAGCGGCTGATGTTGTGCAGGATCATATTCATATTGCAGATCGACCAGACCGTGCCGTTGGAATCCTGCCCGTACAAGGCCAGATCGTTGGGGTTTTGTCCTTGCTCTTCAATATATTGGTAGGATTGGATCAAAAATCCGCCCGAGCCGACGGTCGGGTCATAGACAGTGTTGCCCGCTTGCGGCTTGGTAAGCTGCACCAACAGACGGACAACCTCGGCGGGTGTATAAAATTCGCCGCCCTTTTTACCGGCGCTGTCGGCAAAGAATTTAATCAGGTATTCATACGCCGCTCCGAGCAGGTCGGGGAACTCAAAATTATCATTGACCAGCACAAAATTCGGCTGGTTAAAATGATCCAACAGGTCCTTCCATTTCTGGTCGGGAATCTTGGTCTTGCCCTTGATTTCGTTGAAATTGATGTTGTTTTTCAGGACGCCCGCCAGCGAATCATTTTCGTCCTCGATGGCGGCAATGGCCTTGTTGAGCATATTACCGATGTCGTGCTTTAAATCCCTCAGGGCCGGCACAACCTCGCCGTTTTCATCCATCCAGGTCTCATGCCACCGGGCGCGTTTGGGTACAAAGAAAGTCTCGCCGTAGGAGGTTTTATCCTCCAGTAGATCGGCGACCAATTCCGGCTGGTTTCTCAAGTGGGCAAATGTCTCCTTGCGGAGTTTTTCTCGTTTGAGGTCAAATTCATCCGAAAGCCGCTTGAGAAACAGCATCCCGAAAATGAACTCCTTAAACTCTGAAGCATCCATTTTACCGCGCAGAATGTCGGCTGCCTTCAGCAGAAAGGATTCAAGCTGGGATAGGGTAATTTTTTCTTTGTTCAATTGGTTACCTCATTCTTCATAGGAGGAGCCTTGCCCATCACCATATATCTTGATCCATAAACAGCCTTGATTCTATTGGTTCGAAAGGCCTTTTTCAATCCTATTCCAGATAAAATTGATTAAAAATATTGATGCCCTCTCCCCGGCCGGAGCCTGTAGGGAGAGGGCTGTTTCTCCCCTGCGGAGAACAATAAAGCTTATTCGGGTAAGCGATGCGGGCCTTCCGGCCCCAGGCATACCAGCGGAACATCAGAGACTTCCAATTCCTCAAAACAGAAAATCCTTCGCAATCGAGTCATGATAGAGTCTGGGTTAGGGAGTACCTTCTTCTGAGTCCGCCGAAACTGATACGAGCTAAGTGTGCCGATATGGCGACACAATCCCGCCCATTGGGCCGGATCGATGTCGGGGGCCAATTCGCACCACACGCCGGTCTCGGTATAGAGCGGTTCTGAGAACAATACACTTTGTGAAGCTGCCATACGCCATCTCCTTAAACAATAAATCCATAAATCTATTATTAAGAAGGGCTTGGGTTTGACATGTTGAGCAGAGGTCGGTTCCACCCTTGGAACGCTAAAACTACTGTATCATTTCGGCGATGGAATGTCAAGAGCATGAACAATTTTCGGCAAAAAAATCCGCCTGTGGAGCAAAGAAGGAGGATGGGGCAGGTGATGCCCCACAGGGCTAACTCCACAGACGGCAGAAGGAGCAGGTCATTATTGTACGGATTGTACGGGATATCCTTGCTATGTCAATTCATTTTTGGCCGGTCGCGATTTTCGGGCAGCGTTGCGTTTGGCCTCTTTCTGCATTGCGCGGTATTCCGAATCCAGCAGCCTGGCCATGCCTTCCTGACAGGTTTTTAGGGAGGCCTTCAGGGGGTCTACAATCGCCGGCAGGTGGTCACTGGGACCGAGTGTTTCCAGTTGCGTGAGGGCTTTGGCTGTCAGTTCATAGCGATCATTGAGCTGCGTATACTTTTTTGACTTGGCCGGATGAGCCAAGACGCGTTTTAGCGCTGCTTTGTAGTCTTTGGTTGACAGCGGAATACACTGATAGGCCATTGCGTATCCTAAAATTATCTCGATTGAAACCGGGTTCGTTCGGTCGTTATTTTATAACGTCGGATACCATAGCCGTTTGCGATGCCAAAGTCAACAGGTGACAGCGAAATAGTCTATGACACGTTGTTTAAGGGACTTAAGAGTGTTTTACTGGCGTGCAAAATCAATTCTTTTAAATCGCTGGGGCGATCTGATTGTTTTTAAAAAAATCTTGGTTTTGCTAAGTCTTTATGAATTTGATAATTACAAAACAACCCACAGATTATCCACAGACACCTTTGAAAAAAACTCTTGTTCGGGTTTTGTTCGGGTTGTATAGTATTCCTTGATTGGCAGGGCGTGACATAAAACAAAGGGCTGTCCGGAAACCACGGCCTGCCGATTTTTACAACTTGGAGAGCATCAATGAGTGTCACACGGGAGCCGCCGGTCCGGGCCGGCGCTAAAGCGGTACAGTGGAAAAGAAAGTCGATTCAGTCAGCACAACACACCCCTCATGGAACACCGACCCCCGCATCGGCGTCAGCGGCACGGGATTCGACGAGTAGTCTCGAATCGTTGAGTGTAGGTGAGCAATTGCGGCAATGGGTTCGGAACCACGATTGGCATCGGCTGGATATCCTTACTAACCGGCTTCAATTGTATCGTGCCTTTGGGCGATTGATATGCGCGGCAGTAGGGGGATTGGTGACCGAAGGACGCAGTAAGCTGGCCATGCAGGTTAAGACGGATTTTGCAGTGCTGCTGGATTTAGTCGAAGACTACGATCATCTCTGTGCCAGACGATGCGTTGACGAAGATGATCTGGTGGTATGCGAGCATATCCAAGAGCGCATTTATAAGGCCGTTGACGACTTGGCATCGCTGCTGGACCATCGGGAACAGGATGGCAAGGATGTTCACAAGGATGTGAAACCGCAATCCGGCGAAGTTCTAAACCCGTCATCGCGTGCCAATGAGCAGTGGGTCACTTTTGCCCAGGCCGCAGATCTGTTAGCGGTTGGTAAAGGGACCGTTTCCAAGTGGGCCAAGCTGGGAAGATTCATCGACAATCGTCTTACCGGACAGGCGAGGCGTCTTAGCAAGGCCAGTGTATTGATGGTCAGGCAGGAAATCGATGATGCGACACTGCAAAATGATGCTCACGATTTAAGGCTCGATGCCCGAAGGATTGGCACGTAATTATCTCTATACTCCACGTTTTCATTTAAGGCCTCTGGTTCCAAGGGGCCTTTTTTTATGCGCCGATTGGAAACCGTTTCCAAACCGTTTCCAGTCAAAATATTTTTCACTTTTTTTTCTGGGTTCTTGACGCCGTTTCGAGGAAACAGTGGAAACGGTTTCGGAAAAACTGTTTCCAAACCGTTTCCTGCAAGAAATCCATCTTACAATCCCGGCCATGATGAACGACACGAAAACAACAACTCAATCGGAAGCAGGACAGAACATCGAGAATCTGCTGACGCTCAGCCAGGCAGCCAAGGGATTGCCGAAGGTCAACGGCAAGCGGATTCATGTCTCGACCCTGTGGCGATGGTGCCGCAAAGGGCAGCGGGGCATTTTTCTGGAATACGCCCGGATGGGCCGTCGGGTTGTTGTAACGCCGGAAGCGTTGAGCCGTTTTTTTTCCGCACTGGCACAGAGCGATTCGGGGCAGGCACAAACTGCCGGTTTTCGACCACCCCGTCACAAACAACGCCCCCGCAGTGACACCGTCCGCCGGCGGGCATTGGACGAGGCGGAAAGTGTATTACGCAAAGCAGGGATACTAAGATAATTTTTAGAACAAGGATGTTTGCCATGGACATGTTACGACACGCGATTGCATTGGACATTTTTATTAACGAGCCGGATGAGGTCTATCACGCCAAGGGGGCGCACTATCTTAGCAGCCACCAACTGATGGACTTTATCAAGTGTCCCTTTCTGCACCACCAGAAAAAACTCGGCCTTGTCGTGGAGAAGGAGACCGAGGCGTATAGGGTCGGCAAGGCCGCGCATGTGCGGATTCTGGAGGGTAGGGACACCTTCCAGGAGCGGTACTGCATGGACTGGCCCTGCAATGCCGATGGCGAGCCGATGGACGGCCGCACCAAGGCGGTCAAGGAGTGGAAGGCCAAGCAAGTCAAATACCCCATCCAGCCCAAAGACAGCGCGATGATTGAACAAATGGCGATGGGGGTGGGGATGAGCGATGCCGCCGTCGAGCGGATTGCCTACGGCCTGGCCGAGGGGGTGGTCCGTGTGGACTATTGCGGTCTTCCCTGTCAGATTCGCATTGACTGGTTCAACCCGCTATACGGGATTGTGGACCTGAAGACCTGCGATGACCTGACGTATTTTGAGGCCGATGCACGGCGGTATCGTTACCTCACCCAGCTGGCCTTCTATCAGGCGGTCTTAAAGGAAGCGGCCGGCGTCCTGGTGCCGGTCTTTCTGATTGCCGTTGAGAAAAAAACACCCTTCCGCTGCGGTGTCTGGCGCGTGTCCGACGACAGCCTGGCCGCAGCGCGGCGGGATAATGAGGCGGCCATCGAACGTCTCATCTCCTGTCGCACAGAGAACGTCTGGCCCACCGGGTATGAAGAGATTCGGCTGCTGGATGTGATCTGAACCACCCCTCGGACGGGTCTTGTGGCCCCGGCAGGTCCAACGCCTTAAAGCGATTTTGTGCCGGCTGCCGCCGTCCGAGGCCCCCCTGGCCGGAAACGGTTTTTCTTCGGAGATGGAGTTCCGAGGATGCGGGTTCGACTCCCGCACCGGCCTCTGGAGACTGGCCAGTCAATAACAGAAGTCAGAAAACAGAATGAAGAAGTCAGAAGAAAGGAATTGTTCCCATGAATGTATTGGAATCGGTATTGAATCAATCCCATGCCCGCGCTCCCAAGGGCATTGTGTACGGCCCGCCGGGTGTGGGCAAGACCCATTTCGGGGCCGGGACGGACAGGCCGCTCCTGATCGACTGCGAAAACGGTGCGGCCTATGTCGCCTGTGACCGCACGCCGTATCTGACGGACTGGGACCACATCAAGGACTGGCTGGATGGTCTGGCCCGTTCGGAGCATCCGTACCAGACGGTGGTCATTGATTCGATTGACTGGTTATTGCGCCGCCTGGAAGAGCGGGTCGCCGGGGTCAACGGGGCGGGTAAGAACATGGACAACACCCTGAACCGCTGTCACGGCGGCTACGGCAACGGCAAGCTGGTTTTGCGCAATTATGTGTATCAGTACCTGCTTCCGACGCTGGATGCCATCGTCAACCGGGGCATCTCGGTGGTCTTGTTGGCACATGCCTCGCGGCGTCAGGTCACGACGCTGGAGGGCCTGACGGTGGAAAAATCCGCCCCGGAAATCCATCCCGACCTGATCAACACGTTTGTGGAATGGTCAGACTTTGTCGGCGCTGCCCAGCGGGAAGGCCAGATGCGGGTGCTCATTCTCAACGAGACCTCGCTGGTGTTGGCCAAAAACCGGTATGGCATCCCCAGCGCGATTACACTCGATTGGAAGGCGTTGATAGACGCCATGAACCGCCAATCGAGTGCTGAGGGTTCTGCTGCATAACCCCAACACGATATCACCAAGACACTGACAAACACAAAGAACACGTTCAAAACAGGAGAACCATCACAATGGCAACGCTGAATTTCAATGCAAGTGAAGTGGAACCGAATGCCGGGTTTGATCCGATTCCGGCCGATACGTATGTCGCCATGATGACCGGCTCGCAGATGAAGCCGACCAAGAACGGCGACGGCAGTTATCTGGAGCTGGAGTTTACGGTGCTGGAAGGCCAATACAAGGACCGCAAGCTCTGGGACCGGCTGTGCCTGAACCACAGCAACCCCGAGACGGTCAAGTTTGCCCGCGGCACCCTGTCGGCCCTGTGCCGGGCGGTGGGGGTGATGCAGCCCAAAGACAGCGCCGACCTGCACAACCTTCCGCTGGCCATCACAGTGCGGCTGAAAAAACGCAAGGACACCGATGAGCTGGTCAATGAAGTCAAGGGGTATGCCGCCCGAAAAAGCACGGTGGCCCAAGCACCGCAGGCGTCCCAGACCAGCACGACCCCGCCGTGGAGGCGCTAAATGAACTGCAAGCGAAAAGGCACACGACTGGAACGCAAGACCCTCGCGCTTCTCAAGGCCGCCGGATACACTTGTATCCGGTCGGCCGCCTCGCTGGGGCCGTTTGACATCATCGCCATCAATCCGCTGGGGCTGCGGTGTATTCAGGTCAAATCGAATGCATGGCCCCGGCCGGAGGAACGTGAGAGTTTGCGAGATACCGCCCGCGGGATGCCGCCCAACGCCTTTGTTGAATGCTGGCGATGGGATGATGGGGCACGGCAGCCATGGATTAAATCGCTGGATGAACTTCCGTAATGAGATATGAAAAACTCTTTCCGACGCTGCTGATTGTGCTCGATGTCTGTGCGGCGATGGCGTATCTGCCATCCGGCGATTGGCGCAAAGTCCTGTATTGGTTGGCGGCGGCGGTTTTAACGACGTGTGTGACGTACTGATGATACAATTGCGCGACTATCAACAAGATGCCGTTACGGCGGTGTATGACTACCTTCGGAACCGGGATGGCAATCCGTGTATCGTCCTGCCCACGGGCAGCGGAAAAACACCCACCTTGGCAACGATCTGCAGTGATGCGGTCAATCTCTGGGACGGTCGGGTGCTGGTCTTGGCGCATGTCAAGGAACTGCTGGAGCAGACGGCCGGAACGTTAAGCCGCGTTGCGCCGGATTTGGATATCGGCGTCTATTCGGCAGGTCTGAATCGGCGGGATACCGACCACAGCGTCATTGTGGCCGGTATCCAATCGGTTTATAAGCGGGCCTGTGATTTGGGGGTGTTTGACCTGATTATCGTCGATGAGGCGCACACCATAGCGCCAGACGGTGAAGGAAGATATCGCTCTTTCCTGACGGACATGCAGGAACTTAACCCACATCTGCGATTGATTGGTCTGACGGCCACGCCGTACCGGATGACTTCGGGGATGATCTGCGGTCCTGACAACCTGCTCAACGACATCTGCTATGAGGTCGGTGTGCGGGAATTGATTGTCCAGGGTTTTCTTTGTCCCCTTAAGAGCAAGGTCGGTAAACAGAAGGCCGACACATCGGGACTGCATCTTCGGGGCGGGGAGTTTATTGCCTCGGAGGTTGAAACCTTGATGGATGATGACCGGCTGGTCTCATCGGCGTGCAGTGAAATCCTTGAGCAGACCGCCGACCGCAACAGCGTTCTTCTTTTTGCCGCCGGCGTCGGCCACGCCCGGCATATCCAGCAATTGCTCCAGCAGCGGTCCAGACAGGAAGTCGGCCTGGTCACCGGCGATACGCCTGTACCCGAACGTGCGGAGCTGCTGGCTCGGTTTAAGCGCCAGACCGTCAAGGGCGACTTATTCGGCAATAACAAGCCGCCTTTGAAATACCTCGTCAACGTCAATGTCCTGACGACCGGCTTTGATGCGCCCAACGTCGATTGTGTGGTGCTCTTGCGTCCGACCAACTCGCCGGGACTGTATTACCAGATGATCGGTCGCGGATTTCGCCTGCACCCAGCCAAAAACGATTGTCTCGTTCTGGACTTTGGCGGCAATATCCTCCGTCATGGCCCGGTCGATGAGCTGCAAATCAAAGATCGCACCAGCGGTACCGGGGATGCCCCCGCCAAGGAATGTCCCGACTGCCATGGGGTCATCCATGCGGCCTATTCAGTCTGTCCGGAGTGCGGACACGTATTTCCGCCCCCGGAACGTGAAAAGCATGAAGATAAGGCCTCAACGGCGGGCGTTCTGTCCGGGCAGGTCGAGGACATCGAGTACAAGGTCTATGACACGCGGTACAGCATGCATGTTAAGCGCAATGCCGAACCCGGCACGCCGCCGACCCTGCGGGTCGAATACGAATTGGGTTTTCGGTACTGGCAATCCGAATGGATTTGTTTTGAGCATACCGGGTTTGCCCGTTCCAAGGCCGAGGCGTGGTGGAAGGCCCGCAGTCATGAACCGGTCCCCGACACCGTCGAGGCCGCACTGTCGCTGATTGAGGCCGGGGGATTGGCCGAAACGGAGGCTGTTACCGTTCGCAGCATCAGCGGCGAAAAATTCGACCGGATTATCCGTTATCAATTAGGCCCCAAGCCCCCGCGGCTGGATGGCTCGGATGAGCGGGACGATGTGTCTTTGCCCGAACATGCCTGGCCGGGGGACGAGATACCCTTTTGAGGAGATTTGTTCTATGACCACATATTTCAAAGGCGCCTTTCACCGTTGTTCCTGGTGCGGCGGACGCGGATGCAACCAGTGTCATCTGGAACGCCATAAGTTCGAAGCACAGCTCCCGCAGCCCCTGTTTACCGCCGACGTCAACGACCCCGGTGATATGGAACTGCTCAAAGAGGTCTTCGGACGCGAGGCCTTAGAGCACGCCTTTGGCCCCGATGGTGGCGGCATGCAGGAGATTGAGCAGGCCGCGGCGCTGGCGTCACTCAAACAGATGATGCGAAAACAGCATCCGTAATATCTGCCCTCTGAAAGTTAGACCTTCGTGATAGAATTCGCCAAACAATACCTCAACGCCGGCTTGTCCGTTCTGCCCGCCAAGCGAGCAGACAAGCGTCCGGCCGTCGGCTCCTGGAAGGCGTACCAGAACCGCCGTCCGACGCTGACGGAGGTGGATGCGTGGTTCAGCAACGCTCAGGATGGACTTTGTATCATCGCCGGTGCCGTCAGCGGCCATCTGGAGATGATCGACTTTGACAACGGCGGTGAGTTGTTTGACGCCTGGCATCAGCAGATTCCCGCCGACCTGTTCAATCGCCTGGTCATCGAGCAGTCGCCCTCGGGCGGCTGGCATGTGGTCTATCGCTGCCAATCTCCCGTGGACGGCTCGATGAAGCTGGCCGAGCGGAAGACCAACGGCAAGGTCAAGACGCTTATCGAGACCCGCGGCGAGGGCGGATTATTCCTCTGTGTACCGACGGCCGGGTACGAATTGATGCAGGGGGAGTTTACCGCTGTCCCAGTGCTTTCCGATGCGCAGCGTCAAGTGCTTCTGGACGCGGCCTACGCGCTCAATGAGTACGTCCCCGCCCCGGCACCGCTGCCGGTCCCGTCAAGCGGCAGCGATTCGTCATCCCTGCGTCCCGGCGATGATTACAACGTCCGCGGCGATGTGGAGGGGCTTTTGCGAAGTCACGGCTGGAATTATGTCGGGGCCGATGACACCAATCAGAAATGGCGACGGCCGGGAAAATCTATCGGCCACTCTGCCACACTGCATCGCACGGACAGGGTGTTTTTTCCCTTCAGCACCAATTGCGTGCCGTTTGAGGCCCGAAAAGGCTATTCCCCATTTCATGTCTATGCGTTACTCGAACACAGCAATGATTACAGTAAGGCAGCGGCGGATTTGGCCCGACAGGGGTATGGCCAAAAGACCCAGCCTGTCGGCATGGAGGATGTGGATATCTCCGGGATTGTCGGCGGCGATGATACCGATGACGATGAGACGTTCATCTCCAAAATCCGCTGGAATGGGCTTCGGATAAAGACCCTCGCCGAGATGGAAGCCTCATTCCAGGGGCTGAATAAGCCCATTATCCACGGCTTGCTGCGGGAAGGCGAAACCATGAACATCATCGCCGCCCCCAAGGTCGGCAAGTCCTGGCTGGTCAATTCCCTGTCGATTTCCATCGCTTCCGGCCTGGACTGGCTGGGGTTTAAGGTCGATTCCGGACGTGTACTGCTTATCGATAATGAGCTGCACGAAAATACGACGACCTACCGTTATAAAGAGGTCTCCCGTGCAATGGCGTTTGAGACACGGTTCTATAACAAGAATCTGACCAATATCTCCCTGCGCGGTCATCTGCAGGATTTGCACGCCCTCAAAACGCTGTTTGCCGAGTTTCGGCCGGGCCTGTTCAAGGTCATTATCATCGATGCGTTTTACCGTATCCTGCCGGACGGGACCGACGAAAACGACAACGGCGCGATTGCCAAGCTCTACAATTCGCTGGATATCTATGCCGCCCAGCTCAAGTGTGCGTTTATTCTTATCCATCACACCAGCAAGGGCAATCAGGCCAATAAGAGCGTTACCGATGTCGGCGCAGGGGCCGGCGCTCAATCGAGGGCAGTCGATACGCATCTGACGCTGCGGGCGCATGAAGACGATGACACGGTCGTCATGGATGCAGCGACGCGCTCCTGGCCGCCTTTAAAGTCGATGGTCCTGCGAAAGCAGCATCCGCTGTTTGAGGTGGACCCCAACGCCGATCCGAAGGCGCTGCAGGGCGCTGAAAAGAAGCGTGAGCCCCAAAAACAATTTACGCTGGAAGAATTTGTCGAGACCTGCGTTGCAAAGAATGACCCCTGTATATTGGGTTCGGTTGTCTATGAGGCTGACCAGTTGTACGGGCTGTCCGAATACAAGACCAAGGAGATGCTTGAGGCCGCACAGGAACGAGAACTGATTCTCCGCATGAAGATCGGCTCAAAGATGAAATACATCAAAAATCGTGAGGGCTTTGGGAATGAAAAAGGGCAAAGGACAGCGGCACTATTGATTCATAACCCGACGATGGATGTGCAGGAAATCGCCGATCAAGTCGGCGTTTCACGCCAGTATGTCTATCAACTTCGCCAGCAGATTTCGTGTCAACAAACTGTCAACTGTGAAAAAGTTACTTGACATTTAGTTGACAAAAACGGGTCTGCCTAAAAATCGTAACACGCTTAAAAATAAGAAGTTAAAAACAAGACACAGTGAGTTCTAAATGAAACTAAAAAAAACGATTTATTTTCACTTTAGTTTCACGAGGGCAAAATTCGTAACACACGAAAAAATAAGAACTTATGCGATTTTGAGTTGTCAACTAACGTGTCAACTAAAGTGACGTCCCCCTAAAGGGGGAGATGCGGGGCGTCTGAAACGCCCCCGCATCACCCCCTGAAACTTTAGGGTTTGCGACGAAAAAAAACACAACGATTTTTGCGAAAGGAAAAACACAATGTTTCACAATGCAAGATGCGATGACTGGACATTTTTTTCACCGGGTGCTTGTGGATGTTCGGCGGAAGTATTTCACGAGCAGTTGGGAAAGGATGATGCTTCCAGCCTTGGCCAGTGCAGAAAGAACCCGCCCCGCGAAGGCATCACACTCGGATGTGACCATGATATCCCTGCCAAATGGCCACGCGTGCATGCGGAGAATTGGTGCGGACAATTTCAACCGCGTGTGCAGTGCCCCAATGGCATCACAAAAAATCATTTGTGCGGACGTGTGTCCACACGCACGGAAAGCTGTCCCAAACGACACACATTCGATTCAATGTGCAAGGACCAAATAGCAGAGAAAAATGGCTCTGAAAAATCGTGTGCATGCAAAGTGGGTCGAAACGACCCGAATGCCGTGCAAAAAGACACGAAAGCCGGGTGTTTTGCAACGGTTCCTTTCTCCGGATTAAAGAGGTGACTGCACGGGAACGCATCACCCGTAAAGACAGAGTTTGTTTTACGTGTCCGGTTATTTTCAGGATGCAAAATAGCGCCCCGGTTTGCCCGTGTTGGGCGATGGCGGCAGGATGCAGCAACCCCGCGACACGCACCGGATCGCCGCCCAGGGCGCAACGTGGGCGGCCGTAACGAAAGCACGTATCCACTTCCCCTTTTTTGGAGATTTGTATGACCAGTAAATTTGCCATTGAGTTTCGCAGTATCGACAGTATCCGTCCCTATGAAAAAAATCCACGACACAATGACGATGCGGTCGATGCGGTGGCGGCGTCCCTGAAGGAGTTCGGTTTCAGACAGCCCATCGTGGTCGATGGCGATGGCATCATCGTCTGCGGCCATACGCGGTACAAGGCGGCGCAGAAGCTGGGGCTGGCCAAGGTACCCGTTCACGTCGCCCGCGACCTGACGCCCGAGCAGATACGCGGGTATCGCATCGCGGATAACCAGACATCCACGCTGTCGGACTGGGATTATGACATCCTGCCGATTGAATTGGCCGAGTTGCAGGACGCCGGGTTTGACCTCGGTCTTCTGGCGTTTGACGAAGACGAGCTGGCCAAACTGCTGAAGGTCGAGCCGGCCGAGGGCTTGACCGACGACGATGCGGTGCCCGAACCCCCGGCCGAACCCATCACCCAGCCGGGCGATTTATGGCTCTTGGGTGCGTATTGGGAATGCGAGGATTGCGGCAAACGGTACGATTACGACGAGGGCAAGGCGATGGTCGATGCCGGGAAGGAGTGTACCTGTGGGACAGCTTAAACTCAAATCACAGCATCGGATTCTCTGCGGCGATAGTACCAAGCCGGAAGATGTCGAGCGGTTGATGGATGGGCACAAGGCGGCCTTGTGCTGGACTTCACCGCCATACAACGCCGGCAACAACAGCCTCGGCGGCAATAAAAGCCGTGTCGATTCGAAATATCTTCACGACGATGACGATAAGCCACAGGACGAATACCGCCAGTTCCTGGAACAGTTCACGGCGATTGCCTTGAAGGTCTGCCAGACGGTAGCGGTCAATCTGCAATCCTTGGCGGGCAATAAAGTCGCCATCCTGGAGTGGATTTACGCCTTCCGGATGCATTTTGTGGACCGACTGGTCTGGTACAAGGGCGGCGGTCAACCGGCCATTGCGGCGAACGTGATGAACAGCCGGTTTGAGGATGTGTGGATTCTGTCGCCGGACAAGAACCCCAAACGATGCATCCCGACAGGACGCTTCCAATCGACCGTGCCGAATGTCTATGAGGGCCGGGGCGCTTCGGGCGAGAACACCGAAAAGGCTGTGCATGCGGCGACGATGCCGATGCACTTTGCCGTTCACGTGCTTCAATCCTTCGACGGGACGGCGGGAATCGTCTATGAGCCGTTCTGCGGTTCGGGCACGACGGTCATCGCCGCTGAGAAACTCAAACGGCGGTGTTTTGCGATGGAGCTGGACGGGGTCTACTGTGATGTGGCGGTCAAACGATACGAAGATTTTACAGGGGAAAAGGCGGTGCGTTATGGGAAAGCTTAATTTGAAATCCGAACACAGATTGTTGTGCGGCGACTCGACCAGCACCGACGATGTCAAACGGCTCATGAATGGAGACAAAGCTGACTTGGTATTTAGCGATCCGCCGTATAACGTCGCTTACCAAGGCGGCACCGAGGATAAGCTGACGATTCAGAACGATGCGATGGATGCGGATGACTACATCGCATTTATGAACGCCTTCTTTGCCCGGTTCCGAGAAGTGGTCAAAGATACCGCCTCGCTTTACATCTGTCATGCATCCCAATGGCAATTGGAGACGGAACTGGCGTTACGCCGCGCAGGGTTTGAGGTGCGCAACCCTGTCATCTGGGTCAAGAACTGCGGCGCGTTCGGCTTTGCGCGGGACAAATTCCAGCACGCGCCGATATTTTATTGCCACGTCAAGGGCCAATCGGACAGGTGGTACGGCGACCTGACCCAGACGACGGTCTGGAACGAAAAGAAACCCGCTGCCAATCGCCTGCATCCGACGATGAAACCGGTCGAGATTGTCCAGCGGGCGATGGTTAACAGTTCCAAACGCAACGACATTATTCTGGATTTGTTTATGGGGTCGGGGACGACCTTGATTGCGGCCCAGACGCTGGAGCGGCGCTGCTATGGGATGGAACTGGACCCGAAGTATGCCGATGTGGTGGTGTTACGTTGGGAACAATTCACGGGCAAAAAGGCCGTGCGAGTTACGTGATCGGTTTCGAATGCGTCTGCAAAAACGTCGCAATCTGTTCTTTGTTCTTTCGGCTCTGGGCAACCTGCAGCACAAACTCCGCCAGCGTCGGATTGTCAGAGGTAACCTCAATGCCGTTGATCTCCAAAAACGCCAAGGCACAGACCGTTCCAGTCCGTTTGTTGCCGTCCACGAAGGGATGATTCATTACGATATGGTACAGATACGCCGCAGCGATCACGAACAGGTCGGCATGAACACGTTGTCCAAAAAAGGATGCATTTGGCATCGCGATAGCCGATTCCAAAAGCCCCTGATCGCGCAGGGCCGCGCTGCCGCCGTAGCGGTCAATCTGGTCGGCGTGAATCATCAGGACATCATCAAGGTCAAGGAACTGGATATCCATCGGCTACTCGGCCAGCTTCTTGAGGGCGGAACCGAACTTTTTGTTGATGTTCCCCAGCGCCCGGTTGAGTTTGGCCTGTTTGCCGCCGGGCCGTATCGGCGAAATGACCAGTTTGTCACCGTTGGTGGTCATTTCCACGG